GTGGGTGCAACGTATTGCTTACCTTCGGCGATTAGGGCTTCTTTAGATGGTCTACAAGAGACGATAGTAGCATCGGGTAGGTTACCCGTGCTTAGAGATGGTTTAGATGCGCTACTGCGCTTCCTAGCGGTTTCTGGCATTATCCGTATTCCCTTTGATTAAATGTATCTTAGCTTAGCTTAATCCATTCTTACACGAGATGCAATGCATACGCTTAGTGCGCCAGAACCGACTCAGGTTATCAGGTCGGGCATGAACAGCAATACAAGCACAATTGCTATCACGATTATACCGATTAAAACCTTATTAGTCAACGACTCATCTGTCATTTCAACTCTCCTTTGGTGGGTGTGCGTAAAGTGGAATCCACCCCAAGTCTCTTGGGTGGTCTTCTGTCATCGTCTCTTCAAATCCAATTTCTAAACATATGTCCTCGCCCCACTCAGGCTCAAGCCATGCCATGGGCTTTTGCCAACCGCCCCAATCTTTATCAATCATATCGCTAACTCCTGTTGTATATTGTGTATTGCAACACCAGCGCGCCACATCTTCTTTACGTTATGTGGCTTTGCCTTAATTGCAAAAATAAGTTTTTTCGTACCCTGTGACCATTCTTTATTTTCCCATGTACTCATGTCGCGTTTTCGCACCGACTTTCCTTGTGTTTCACCAAGGCACGTCCAGTTATCGGCTAGATAAATAGCCCCACTCCTCGGAGGCTCTACAAAAGTGCAAAGCCCAAGAATTTTGACCCCATAAGAATCTTCGTAGTCTTGTGCAACAGTATTGCGAAAAGCTCTAAGAACTTGTGTACCAAGGTTCTTGGTGTTATTTATCATCCTGTAAACATTATTATTGAGAAACATATTTTCATCACCTGTTTCAAAAAACTTCCTGAAAATTTTGTAATTGAGCGGAGGGCTATTCGCGCCTATAATTCCAGCCACGATACCGTCTAGTCTTACCAAATAGTTCAGACTCCTACCCATAATCCCCTTGCTTCCGGGGTAATGAGATAGGTATAAGTCGCAAAAAATTGGGTGGCTTTTCTTGCACCTCTCCAGCGTCACACCGACAGAATCGTGTTCATAGTCTTCAATTTTTGCCCCCTTAAATACCATACCGCCATTTCCGTTGGCTCGTTTAGGTCTGGCTTCGTAGCAAGTACGGCAGTAGTAAGTCCCCCATGACTCTATCACCGTACCAATAGTGGGGCACGTGCTACATTGTCGGTTAGAGTAAACTTTCCCCATTTTGGCTTTATCCTTTTATCCTCCAACCATCATGTTATCGCGTCTAGCGTCTTCTCTGGCCTCTGCGGCGTCGCGTCTCCTATCTTCAATGGCTAGGTGGCACGCGTCCCAGAGCTTGCCCTCTAGGATGTCCTTGTCTAGCGTCGACAGTAGGTAAAGTATATTGTTGGCACGCATATCTGTGGTTATATAAACCTTGGTCAACTCAAAATCAAAGTGGCGTGAGTTATCGCCTGAGCATTCTCCCTCGACTGTGACCTCTAGGTCGTCTGCTACAACTGCATCAAATTCTATGTCCATGTTGTTCTCCTTTAGTGGGGCTTGCGCCCCGTAGTTTAAACCTCGACCCATTCTCCATCTACTCTCTTGACCTCGACCAAAGCATCGAACTGCCGCTGCCGCTCCGCTTGCTCCTGTTCTGGCGTGTCAAAATATCCGCCCTCTAGCGTGTATACCTCCCAAGTAGGCATCTCCGCTAACCACTCGCCTCGCGTTCCTATGCTTCCTGTGTCGGGGTGTATCAAGTATGTCTTTTGCATTTTATTTTCTCCTGTTAGGGGCTTGCGCCCCTGTGGTTATTTGTTTACCCAAACGGTGCGATAGTTGCTAGGTAGGCTGCTCGCCCCAATAAGAACCCTAATTGGTCTTTTGGTAAGTTCACGTTTATCTTCCCATGCCTGACGAGCCGAGGCGGCGGCTTTGAGAGCGCCATCCAGATTAACCACTTTGCCCTCAACGATAAATTCAATCTCAGACTCAGGGTCACCAAACCTGTAAATCTCATGGACAGTATTCTCAAAACCTGACCAATCAGTTGCGCGATATTTTCTTTGCTCTCCTGATGCTTTGTCGGTAACAATGAATTTCATTTTGATTCTCCCTGTAAGAAACGTGCTGCGCGATTGGCTATCATCAAATTCCATGCTTCTATGTGTTCCGCTTCCATTTTTTCTGTGGCTTGTTTAGCTTTCTTTCTTAGAAAAACCCAACATTTATCATGTTTTGTCATTACTTCATTTTGATATTGTTGTGCATCCCGTAATGCAGCACCAATATGATTTAATAAATCCCAATCTTGTTTCTCTGTATTCATTTCGTTTCTCCCTGTCTTCGCTAGCCTGACCAATGTGTCAGTGAATGTATATTAATATGGAGTTAAACTACTTGTCAAGCACTTTATTCAAAAAAGTTAAATATATTTGTCTCTCCTGTCTCAGGCCAACAATTACCAACAATGGCTTGCTGTGTATGATGTTCTTAATCTTGAGTATGTATGTGTCATGCTTTGGGGTCATAGCGGTCTCCTATGGGGGCTTCCGCCCCCGTTATTTAAACTGCCTCCATCTTTCTCCATGCTTGGCAACCAGTCCATCCCTTGAAGGTTTTGTCGCCTTTCTGCGCTTTGTGGTACACACGAGCGCCTTCGACTGATGTACAGGTGTAAATCGTGCCGTTGTCAGACTTCTGTTGACCGATGCTGATGTACTCTGGGGCTTCCTTCTTGGCAACTTCAATCAATGCAGTACCGTGGATTTTGTTGGCAAGCGCTTCCATGCTGTCGGCGAACTGTTCACCAGAACGGGCGCGACTACGGAGACTCCACTCCAGTGAGTTACACGCTGTCATTTGTTGGCGTTCGCTTCCTTCGGCAAATGGAATCTCAAAGCCTATGCGAAGTTTGATTGTCTTTGGAGTAATCACGCCTGCCTTGACTCCTTCAGCATGAGCAATCAACTTAGGTATGTCATCGCGGACTTTAGCAACGATAATGTCTGTGTCTGCACGGCTCACTTGTAGCGGAACGTAGTTGCGACCAGAACACACACCACTGAACCAGCCGTTATCAACTGTGTAGCCGTGCTTGGACATCAAGCGTCCGACTACAGCCTGTTGACGACCACAGCACTGGCAGTTACCACGGATTTGATTTGAGGTCATCATCATCTCACTTAAAGTGAAGTTACTTTGACTGAGAATACTGCCGTGGTCTTGGTGTACTTAGCCAACTGCTCTACGGTCACACCTAGGTCAGCGCACAGTGTCTTGTAGTCAACTGTGGAGCGATTAGCCTCGATATATGTGGCCTTGAACAGTGTGCCCTCTACCACCTTAGCGCCACCTGCTGATGCAGAGTCCTTGATACCATCCTTGATGAAGTCAGCGCGGTCAGTCAGCACTTTGATTTGTGCAAGCAACTCACCTAGTACGTCTGCTGATAGCGACTGAACCGATTCTGTTTTAAGTTGTACGTTTTGCATTTGAATCTCCTTGGTATGCCTGACTCCTTAGCCAGTAAACGTATATTAATTCAGAATTAAACAAGGTGTCAAGCATTAATTGCAAATTAAATTAAAATAATTACAAGTTCATGTTTTTAATAACTCTTTTTATAGTTAATTCTAACGCATCAATCTGTTCCATCTTCATAACCCTCCACATAGTCTTCTGCCCATGCCAGCCATTGAATGCGCCCTTGTGACAGTCTTCACACAGGGCGATGGTGGTGTATTGGAGGTGTTGCTTGAAGTGATGCGCCTGAGATGGTGGTGGTGCATTGCAGACGCTACAGGGTAGCGCCTTGACCATGCCAACGTATACACGCTCTTCAGCGGTTAGCTTGTTGTTCATATAAATAATAATCCCTGTGTTGTGACGTCACCACCTGAGTCATATCTTTTTGTGTCACCCTTTGGATACGGCAACACCTCATACTTCAATTTACTATTCAAAACTTTCTTATCAGTCTTCGAGCCATGAAATAAAATGTATCTGTGCTTTCGACTTCTTTCTGTATAGTAAAAATCGTCACCGTACTTTGCCTTAATTGACTCAAGTGTCATGCCATCAGATATGGTCTTTGAATGCTTATGCTCCAAGCCCTTCACCGTCCAATCAACCCTATGTGCCGACAATCCTGTATATAGAAAATTGGTTGCTTGATAAATATATCCAACGTGACCTTGGGCATTGTCTGCGTAAGAAACAACTATCGTCGGCCTTGGCAAAAGTTTGATAGCGTTGGACACCAAAAAACTTGACTCGTTCTTATTGTTATCCATCAAGCAAAGCCTATTCAATTCCAAAACGATTGTGGAGTGTTCCTGTCCACATATGCCCATACACAATGACGGTGAGGCTGGTATACCAAAAGTAACCACACCCTTCATCTCGTCGTTGATATATAAACCAAACGCAAACATGATTTGTGGTATCCGTTTTGCATAATGCTTTTCAAGCAACCACGGGTATGACTCTTCATTTTTTATGGGCAAGACTTTCATTTATATCGTAGCCCTACCCTCAGCCCTAGCTGTTGCTTGCTCCGTGCGCCAAATTTCCACCCGCTGTTGGGCACCTATCAAGTCCCACCTGAGCTTCTCTTCTGCCTCTATTGCATCACGTAGACCTAGTAGCATAGCTTGGTAGTCTTCGTGGGCGTATGCCTCCCTCTCCTGAGCGCCAATAGCTGTCTCCATAGAGCGCTTCATCAGCAGAGCCTTGAGACTCTTGCGGTACTCTTCCAAGTAAACGCGCTCCGACTTAGCCTTAGCAAAGTTCTTGCCGTTGAGTAGGATGTAATCGACTGCGTCGTGTGGGTCAATCTCTCTCATGCTGTCTCTCCTGTAAAGTCCTTACGTGCGTCCATCATGCGTGCAGCCTGTTCGTATGCGGCGTATGCAACCTCCTTGCTCGTGGCTTTGGTGGATGCTCCCATAATTTTGTACAGCGCTATCATTGCAAATACATCTCTCATCTGTGCATCTTCCATATTGTCTCCAATCATTTTTCTAGCCCCTTTACCAGAGCGATAACATCGCCCAAGTCCTCTACTACAAACAAACTGCCCTTCCAACTATCGTGAAACTTCTGCTCGTCTGCTGTCAATGCCCGTGCAGACTTAGCCTTACCTCCGTCCTTAATCTCAACCAGAGCCGTCTTTTTGTTTAGACCCACGGCTATATCAGGACAGCCACCACCGACTTGGTGTAGATGTAGCACAGAACAGCCAAACGTCCTGAACGCGGACACTATCTCTGCTTGGTTCTTGTCAGCCTTAGCCGCTCTACGCATCTCTCCAGTCTCCATTGACACCACGGTTGCCACGCTCCCATTGCTTTACTACATCATTCTGCAAGCATGAGTTGGGGTGCTTCTCGTTCCACCCCATAACAAACTTCCACGCGACGCCACGGTCATTTATTCTCATGGACAACACGTGCCGCACCAGACATCGGTGTCGGAACTCGTCGTCCCCTTCTCCTTCTTTAAAAACTTCCGCCATGGTCGAATGCCATTGTTGTTGCGTCGTGTGCATCGACGAACTGCTGAGACTCCCTCTGGTACCAAAGTGAGTACCACTCCTCGGCCTCTCCATTACGTTGCTTCTCGCACATTAGGTATGCATCTGGTGTCAGGTAGTCCACTGCCCCACCAGTCTGCAATTGATGTTCTTTCTTTTTGTTGCGCCACATTAGCAACACGTTGTCTACTTGGTCGGAGATAGAGCCAGAGCCTTTGATGTCATTCTTGTTAGGCGTTACCTCGTCACTAGCCAGCTTGCGTATGTGGTGTATCAGGTGGATGTGTACGTTGTGGTCACGAGCCAGAGCAGTCAACTCATCTACAAAATACTTCTGGGCGTTGTAGTCATCCTCAGCCGATACACACTTCATCAGGCTGTCGATAAAGATATGCTGTATTCCCAACTCCACGGCGCAGTATCTAGCCACGGCAATTACTTGCTTGGTGTTTACTGTTCCCTGTTGGTCATACAACCAAATCTTGTTATCAGCGTATGCCTCAAAGCGTCCGACAATCTTCTCAATGAACGAGACCTTGGACATCATGTGTGGTTCCTCAAAGTTCTGACCGCAGAACTGTCTCAGCATACGACCCAGTGTACGCTTGGGCTTCATCTCGAATGAGGCGATGCATATCTTCTGGCGTTGCTTCATCAGACCTAGTGCAATCTGCCCAGTGATTAAACTCTTACCACCTCCGTTGCTACCAGCGTACAGGGTAACCTCACCGGGGCGAAACTGGAATGTGGACTTGGTCTTCTCCCATGGCATAGTCTGAAATGTTTCCTTGGTTGGACTCTTGAACTCGTCAAGTATTTCCTTGAGCCAATGACTTGCTGGCTTAACTTGCTCAGCATGACTCTCGGCGGTAATGTATTTATTGAAGTCAACGTCACCGTCACGGATAATCCGTACACTACGCATCTCGTCTAGTGCCCTAGACTTCTGCTCGATGTTAGATATTTGCATAATGTGTTACCTCCTGAATTCGTTCTCCAGCCAACTTAATCCTCTGGGTATCGGCATGGGTAATCTCCTTGCCGTTAGCTATGTCGCTAGCCGCAACAGCCAACAACAGCGCCTCGAAAGATAAAATACGCAACAAGTCCGTGGCATAGAATGCTGGCTTAGTTGGTTTGTGGTGATGCTCTTCGTCCCGTGGTGGGAACAGGTCAACTAAGTCCATGCCCACAGAGTTAACAACCTCTGACGCGGTGCAACCAGCAAAGCATTTCAATAACACCGTACCGTCTGGCGTCTCACGAATTGCCAGTGAAGGTGATTTATCTTTATGCGATGGACAAGATGCTGTCCAAGACCCCCTTTTACCCTTAACTTTGTCTAATCTTGATAATAACTGTTCGACTGGTGTCATAATATGCCTCTAGAACTCACTAGGATGCTCGTAAGTAGACGAACTGGTGCTGTTATATGTATAGGTAGCCTAGGTATAATCAAAGTCGATTCCTGAGCGTTCTGAGAGGTCACAGAATTCTCCTACCTTGACCAAACGAAACTACCGTTTCATCCTCCCACCGTTGTTGATTTATGTACGTCATCGGTGCTGGTTCAAACCCTGTAACCCACTGCTCACTGGTCTTGAGAGCTTGTACGCTAGATAAAATCTTAGGCGCTATCGCATCCAGACCAGACGCCTTCCACTTTTTCAAACACGCAACCTTGCCGACCTTGCGTTTCGACTGAGGCCATAAATTCCAGAACTCGTCGAATTTCGACGAAGGGGGTATAGGGGGTTTTATATTGGTTATTGGTTCTTGGTTAGTATTGCCTTCGTATGTTTCTAGTAATGCCTTCGTATTACGTTTGTATTGCTTTCGTATTACGTTCGTATCAGTACCCTTGGTTTTATTAGCCCAACGGACTGCTACCGATGACCTAGCTTTGTCACTTTTCTGGTGAAATTTTAGTATCTCACTGTCACATCGTGTATGTATGTAGCCATTTTCTGTCAACAAAAAGAAGTCATTCAACACATTTGTTAGTGCTTGTTGCTCATCCTCTGTACGGACGTTATACGAACGTATCAGTTTCGTATGATTAGCGCAAATTGGTTGCTCGTCAAGATAGTAAGTATCTAATAGCTGACGATATAATCCATGCTCTAGTAAAGACAGGTGGGTAGTGTCTCTACGATAATCACCGATATTGTGAAAATAGTAATTCATGCTCAACCCTTCGCTTTTACCTTCAGTTTTATCTTCAGTCTTGGTGCCCTTAGAACTGCCGCTAGTTTTGTATTCTTATGTGGCTTTGGTTTGCCCCTAGCTTTTAGACCTAGCTCTACATTGTTAGCAACCTGTGCGGTGTACTTTGCTATAGCGTTATCACAGTTGTAGTTATGGTAGCCATCGTCTGCACGAACAAAGAACTCATCTATTACCGACTCAACCGTGTCAACATCCATCTGGACTTGATTTGCAACTGTTTCGATATTTAACGAAAGTGGCTTCTCGCTAATGTAATACAGGTCAAGCATACGCCTGTATGTCAGGTCTTCAGCGTCTGAGATGTGGGATGTCTTGTTGACGTAGTCACCAACGTGGAATTTGTACCATATCATTTTCTTATATCTCCAAATACGTCAGGTCGTAGATTCCTACGACTCACGGCACCACGGGTATAGCGCTCGATTTCAACGCATAACTCAGGGCTTGCTTGCTTACGGCTACTAATGACAAGTGAGAGCCAAGTTTTGGATATACCCAACGACTTAGCCATTAACAATTTAGAGCCTCGCGGCTTTCCTTCAAAGAACTTTTCGAGTGTCATTTCAAATCTCCGTAGTTGTGAATCTATTTGCATATTACACTAATAAAAATAGTTTGCAAGGGGGTTGTAATTTAAAATTACATCTGATACATTGACAATTAGTTTACTGTGGAGATAAAAATGAAACCCAATAGAAAGATACAAACCGCTACCAATAAAGATTTAATACTGGACTATGTTCGTAACAACGAGGGTTGCACCAAACAACAAATGATGGAGCGCTTCTGCCTAACCATAAATCAGATGAACAATATTTTACACAGATTAAAGCCGTCAATTGCTCTTGTGTTGACGGGTAGCCAAATATCTCGCATTGGTACGTATCGTGTACGAACTGATGAGGATATAGAACGATTCGTGGTTAAGCCTACGATTGAAGGTGCGCGTATCGTCCATGCTGGAGATTTGTTAGCTAAAAAATATGGCTACAAGTCACCAGAACTTAGAAAGCCAGCCAAGGTAACAATCCAAAGTGGAATGGGAGGTAGTGTATATGACTAAGTACAACAAGCAAAAACGTCAAGAGAGTTTAGAGTGGCTGAAGGCTAGGGGTAAATGGGTACTGGATAATCAGTACACCCCAACGAACTCAGTCAACACGGACATATCAAAGACCTTTGAACGCATTAAAGGTGAGGCTAAAAGTGGATGATACCGCTATGTTGCATGAGCTCATGATGGAAAGAATGCAGATACTTGAAGGAGCCCTCACTAGGGCTGAGTCAGGTGTCGCTAGTAGAGCCGACTGGGAAACCATTAGGTACGAGTGTGGTATGGGAGTTTTACATAAAGGAGATTCAAATGGGATTCACAACAAAATCAAGCGGGTCGTCATGTAGTTTTGTACCAGTGCCAGTAGGTATGCATCTGGCTAGGTGTTATAGGATTATTGATTTAGGTACACAAGACAAAGAGTGGCAAGGAAAGAAAAAAAAGATACCTCAAGTGATGTTGCAATTTGAGATTCACGGTGAGGACGATGCTGGTCAGCCAATACTAACAAGTGCAGGCAAGCCAATGTCTATGTCCAAGACCTACTCAAACATCCTGTCCGAGAAGTCAAATCTTAGACTTGATTTGTGTTCATGGAGGGGGAAGGATTTCACTAAGGCAGAGGAGCTTGGCTTTGAACTATCTAACGTGGTAGGTGTGTGGGCTATGATTACAGCGGCTACTAGCACTAAGGATGGCAAAGAGTACACCAACATAGTATCCATAAATCCCGTGCCTAGCATCATCAAACAAGCTGGACTTCCAGAGGGAATTAACAAGACCCAGATATTTTGGATTGAAGAGCCAGACATGGAGATGTACGAGTCATTCTCTGAATTTACTAGGGCAAAGATAGCGCTGTCTCCAGAGTGGCAAGCTAGGTCAGCTCCAGTTAAGCAACCAACTAGCGCCCCAGTAATTAATCCTAGCTCTCCATTCGATGAGTTCGAATCGGATTTGCCGTTTTAATTGGAGAATATTATGAAAATAATTTATGTGATTATTGGCTTGTTTGTATGTGGTGGCGCATACAGCGATACATACCTCTACGGCAATATGGGAAACGCATTGGGTAGCACTACTACGGTTGGCAATATGACTGTTTACAGCAATCCATTTGGCAATGTAGTGGCGACATCCATAACACCAACTCAGGTTGGCAACCAACCTCCACCCCCAACCATACTGGATAGCAGAATATTTACGACAACCACAGCCACCTCAAAATGAGGTTAATGAGGAATGCTCATGCGCCCCACATAGACTTCAACGAGTTTAGAGGGATGATTAAATCCAACCCAAAGATTCTGCCATGTGACATAGACATGATACTTGAGCGTAAGGGCAAGTTTCTGGTCGGCGAGTGGAAGAGGGAAGGGGAGAGCATGAGTCAGGGGCAGGTGATGTTGTTGCAAGCCCTAGCAAAACAATCACAGTTTGTTGTTGTCGTCATTCATGGGCACACGGATGACGATACGGTGGTTTTTGGATTTGATTGGATTAACAAGAGGGGTGAATTAAAGCACGGAGGAAAGTGCTTTGATGACCTAAAGAACTTTATTGTTCGTTGGTATGAATATGCAGATAGGGGATAAAGATGACTAAAAAATACAATTCTAAAATTACTCTGAAGGCTAACTTTGTTATTGGGAAGGGCGATATTGGCAACTTGCCTAGGTGGCGTAAAAATGGAGTGCTACTGAGGGCTGACATACTCAAGGCATGGATTGTATTGCTACAGAAAGAGTATGAGGCAACCGTGATTGAAGGAGTTAAGGAAATAAAAGAACGTCGTCTGCTTACACAGAAGAGCCGTAGCATATCAAATGTGTTTTATGGCATATTCGGAAAAGGGGATAACCAATGTCACTAATTGCAAAAAACACACACGTTCAAGAGTCCACACATTGGTACACCATGGACGGCGCACCACAGTACACCGTGCCATCTAAGAAGGATGGCTCGCCACGTAATACTACGCTGAGGGACGCTAGGACAATGAACCTAGTTCCTAGTGTGACTACAATATTGGGGGTGGCTGCTAAGCCAGCCCTGATTAACTGGCTACAGCAACAGGTACTTATGGCGGCTCTTACCCTACCCAAGCGGACGGACGAGCTTGAAAAGGACTACATTGACCGTATCATCCAAGACTCCAAGGAACAAGGTCGTTCTGCGGCTGATGAGGGTACACGCATCCACGAGTCAATACAGGGGCATTACGAGGGCAAACTAACCGTCAAGCACCGTGAGCATATCCAAGGCACAGTTAACGCAGTAGAGGCTCATTACAGCGGTCATAACTGGATATGTGAGAGGTCGTTCGCTCATACAGACCTAAAGTTCGGCGGAAAGTGCGATATGCACTCAACTAAAGACTACGGCATCGTAATTGACATAAAGACTAAGGAGTTTGCTGACCCAGACAAGGTCGAGGGCTACGACGAGCATCTAATGCAGTTAGCCGCCTATAGGGTTGGACTAGGTATACCAGAGGCTAGGTGTGCCAATGTCTTCGTCAGCCGTAACGTACCGGGGTTGGTTGTGGTAAAGGAGTGGGAACACGACGACCTGATACGTGGGTGGAAGATGTTTATGGCACTATTGCAGTATTGGCAACTTAAAAACAAACTGGAGGCTACAACGTGCTAACCGAAGAAGAGATTACACAGATATTTTTTTATAGTGACAGACCACGTCCAGACGCAGTTCTGGCTGTAGATATAGACCTAGTGCAGTTCGCTAGGAACATCGAAGCCTACGTCCTAGCGAGAGTTGCGGACTAATCCTCCACGGGCTTTCTTCTGTGGGGTCTTTGGGTTGTAATAGTCATACGCTATCGTAGGTATGGCTAGACCCAAACCACCAACTGTACCAACACCTTTAATCGCCATCCCTAAAGGGCCAGCAGGCGGTATCATTGACATCCCACCAAACACAGCAGCTAGTGTGTTCAATACTGCACCACCGTAGTCACCACGTTGGTATCTGTCCCAAGCCTCTTCAGCCGACAATGCTGTACCAGCACCACTAAGCGCATTAAACAATATTGGTGACTTAGCTACCTTGAGACCGATGTTCTTTAGCGTCCCAGATGGTGGACGTTCCTTGAGAGCGCGATTTGCTGTGTCCTGTGCAAGCGCTGTTCTTTCCTTGGCTTTCGCTAGGGCAGAAGCGTTAGCGGCGTCCTCCCTTGCGGTAGCCAGCCTACTCGTTGTTGTTTTCACCTCATTATACAGCGGAGCCTGAGCCGCCTTGGCTTGCTCAGCTAATGTTGCCCCACGTTCTGTAGCAACACCCGGCGGAAGCATAAGCTGTCCAGCCCCCTCTCCAACGAGAGAGTAGTTGCCAGCACCCATGCCCTGTATCTTTTTAAGATTAAGCAAGTCTTCGTTAATTAGTCTCTGTCCGCCAGTAGGACTAGCCTTGGTCATGTCGGTAGCTGAGGCTAGTATGTTCTCTGGCAATTGATGCTGTTGACCAGCCATAGTCCTCATCCAGTTAGATGCACCAGACGCACCCTGAACCTTGGCACCAGACGCCCTAAGCGCTTCTTCAGCGGCAGCGGCTTGTCTCTCTGCTTCAGGTAGCTGTGATGCAAATTGGCTTTCTAGAGGTTGGTCTACAAAGTGAGATACACCCTCATTCATACCCATGCGACCACGGATAATACCTTCTTGTGCCTTGGCACGCGCTAGGCGCTCATCAGCCATTAGTGACTCTTTACTAGAGGGTAGGCTAGGATTAAATATTGCCTTCTCAGCTAATCCTTTGGCTGCACCAAGTGCCGCACCAGTTGCAAGTGGGTGCTGTTGCCCAGCGGCAATAACATTATCCACAGAGTCTCTCTGTTTTGGTGCTTCAGCATTCTGTTGAGCAAACCCTGTAGCCGATGGAACAAACTCATCTCCACTAGGAGCTGGCTCATCCAGATTATAATTCTGACCAACGCCCTCTAGATACTTCCTAGTCTCTGGGGGTAGGCTTCTGATTGCCGCATCTGGGTCTTGAGTGTACAGCTCATTAAACTTTTTCCTTGTTGCTGTGCTTGAGTTATACCCAACAGCCACCTTGAATGGAGAGCCATATGTCGTAAACAATTCTTTAATGTTAGATACGCCACCCTTGATGTTTTCAGGCAAATCATTTGGATTGACGCCAAATGACTTAGCTGTATCTGGCATAATTTGCATTACACCAATAGCACCATTGGATGACTTCTTTACGCCTACATTGAGACCACTCTCTTGCAAGGCAATAGAAACGGCAAACTCTGGGTCAACACCCTGCTTCACAGCCTCCTCCGCTACCATTGCAGCTACGTTTCTTTGCTGAGGTGTTAGCGACTCCAAGTCTATCGGCATTATGGTTTACCCTTTTTGTCTTCTTTACGAAGTCTATTCAGCCTCTGCATGAATGTTTCTGTAGTCTTCGCAGGTGTTGGTGTTGTAGTGGCTGGTGCTGTCGTGTCTGGTGTCGTAGCAGTAGGCTTGGCTGTGGTAGTAGGCTTGGCTGTAGTTGACGCACCTTGCTTTATGTACTCAGCATTAGCTTTTATTAACTTCTGCCCATCCGATGCATATTTATCAACAACCTTGTCATAGTCAGCAGAGGTAATAAATTTTCTCATAGGAGCGTGTTCGTTCTTGTCTCTCCATGAGTCGTATGCCAGATATAGCTTTTTATCAAAGTCAGCTCTCAGTTCAATGGCGTCAGCCTTCATCTGGATAACTTCTGGTCTGTCGCTAGACCTAGTGCCTAGCTGAGCAACGAGGTCACGCTCCATGTTGGACACAGACCCCTGACCCTTTAAGTATGTACGAGCATTTGTAAGTGAGAACCTAGCCTCAATTGTGGCAAAGTTTTGCAGTGCCTGAATTTCGGTGTTAGTTAATCCAGACTGCTCAAGGATGTCGGTTGGGATACTGATAGTTCCACCGGGCGTTGTTATGCCAGCCTTAGCGGCTGCTGACAATCCGTCCCACCATGTGCGGTAGTCTTTGTTGTTTAGCAGTTTAAATGCGTTGGGTGCGCTAATAGCTAAAGACTTGGCTTCCCTAGCCAAAGCAATTTGCTGTGGAGCTATTTTATAATTGTCCAAAAGGGTTGTTTGGTCTGCCACATCCTCCTTTGCTGCTTGCTCAGAGAAAGCCTTATTACCAGCTTGCTGAGACTCTCTCTCATATTTGCTTAATGGCGTTTTGTACCCTGTTGGTGTGCGTGACTCAGGAGGCAACCAACCTAGTCTATCGTAGAATTCAAGAAGCTCTTGCTCGTTATGTGTCTTGTTAAATCTTTCAAGCGCTGCCTCATACAAGCCACGTTGCTTGACTGAGATTCCCTCTATTGGGTCGTTCAATAGGTAAGGTGTGAACTTCTGACCATACTCACCTTGCTCAACCCTTTTCTTTTCCGTATCTTGCTTCTCTTGCTCTTGTTGTCTCTTGTACTTATCTTCAATGTGCTTAATTGTAGATGGGTCTCCAATAGCCTCAGCTATAGAGATGTCCCTCTCTGTCACCCAACCACGAGGTCTCTGTGTTGCACCTGTAGCGGAGCCTGCACCAGTAGCTACCCCAGTAGCGGAGTCCACCGAGCCTGTTGAGACTCCAGTAGCGCCTCCAGATGGCTGAGCAGTTCCACGAGGCTCCCCAAATGCACCTTGTTGCGTTAGGAATTCCCTACCAGACACTTGCTGTTGTAGCAGAGCCTGTTTCTGTGCAAGCTCCATCTTAATCTTCTCGGTCTCTTGGTTTCTTAGCCAGTCCTTCTCTGCCTGTGTTGCGGCATTTCCAGCGGCGGCTCCCAATGACTCACCAAACGAACCAGTCTTAGTCGGCGCTAGAAATCCAGCTGCGGCTTGCATCAAAGTTGGGTCAAATGGGATGTTAGTTCTACGGTCAAGGTTTGACCTCATCAACTCCATTTGGTCACTTAGTTGTTTCGAGGCGAGACTGCTCTTCGCAAGAACTGACTGAAGATAGTCATCCTCAGCAGATTTCTGTGGAGCCTCTGTAATCATGTTAGCAACAATACCCTCTTGTTGAGCCTTGGGGTCAATTGTAGGGGGTGGTGGTGCCATTTGCTGTAAAGGACTTGCCATAATTAACTCACCAAGTAGCCGTTAGCATCATATAAATTACCATTACCATCATGGTAAGCTGGACTCCCTACTTCACCACCATCTGCGTAGCCAACTGAGCCACCGTCCTTTTTGGGTGGGGTAGTGTCTATTACCCTACCTTGACCATATAAGGATGCAATCAAAGAACCTAACCCAGCTATCTGGGACAGTGGGCTATTCGAGTAAGCTCCAGCTTGTGGCCCTACAGTCTGGGAAGTGCTACCAGATGGTATTTGATACCCAGACATCAGCCTAGAAAAGTTCTGAGCCTGAAGCATAGGGTTGTTTAGTATGTTCTGCTGAGTGGCTTGTTGTTGACCACCTAGAGTAGATAGCTCATTCAAACCACCAATCCCCAGAGCCTGTTGCTGAGCTCCTAAGTTACCAAAGGACTGACCAGCTTGTAACTGGCGTGACAAGTCGTTCTGCGCGGCTGTAGTAGCGTTCTGATAGCCTGTCTGTAATGCACCAGTCTGTTGACCCATTAGGTTGGCTTGCATATTAGCTAGGGTCTGGCCTGTGGCGTTAGCTCCACGGGAAGAGCCAAAACTACCAGATGAAACTCCAGCTGCACCCAGATTAGGCAACACATTCTGTTGGATGTTTTGCTGTTGTAGACGAGCCATCTCGTCAGTAACATTGCGTGTGTATGGGTTCATGTAGTTCTGAACCACGTCTGGGGCTGTAGTCGTTCCAACCTGACCTAGTAGCTGTGAACCAGCACCCATACTCCCAGAGCCAGCAAAGGCTACATTGGGAGCCATGTTATAGGCTTGCTGTTGTAAAGCAGATGGGCCTGCTACGCCACCTTGTGTAACCGCGTTCTGCCCTAGGTTAGCGATATCCTGTAGGTAGTTAGTGTAGAACTCAGGCGCAGTTGCTTGCGTCTGTGCCGTAGAGGTGACAGCTGGTAGTGGTGAGCCTTGGAATAAGTCAGCCATTATTTAATCCCTTTCATGTACGCCAGTGGCGATTTTGCTGGTGGCGGTATCTTATTCACTGGAGCAGACCTTTTGTGTCTGCGAATCTCTTCACGCCATTTGTCTAGAATCTGTGAGCCAGCTTTGTTGGAACCGTCTCCCAACATTGATACCAAGTCCGAGTCCAAGACGTATTCTCCATCTGCGAGCATCGCTGGTATGTCATCTGACTGACCAGTTCCTGCTCCGCTAACAGCCGCACCCATTCTGTAGTCATTCCTACCCTCTACCATGGGTACGCCACTTGGTCTAGGTAGACCTCCACTCTTCATAGCCTGTGGGGCAAGCCCCATGTTTTCCATAGGTGAAACTTGCTTACCGAAAGTGTAATGTGTTTGACCAGATGATGCTAGTCCTCCATTTGCCATAGGTGGTGCTGTTGGGGCTACGGCTGGTGTAGGCTCTGGGTTAACAGGATTGAACCCCGGAGCATTCAGGTTATGGTACAAGTCTGTACCGCCATAGATGTCTGTGCCTGTCCCTACAGGGTTTCTGTACTGGTCGGCTGTGACTACGTTGGCAGGCCCTATACCGAAGTTAGTCGTGCGTGGGGTTAGCGCTCCCACCTTAGACATATCTACGCCTTTGTTCTGACCACCAGATGAGCCAGAGCTGTTTAGTAGTTGAGCTATCAATGACCCAACTAGCGCACCCTGAACTCCACCACTTTTAAGCAAATCCGTAACAGCAGACAATCCAAATGTAGAATCTGTTGTGGAGCCAACTTGTCCACTTGGTGTTGGGGCACCAATTGCAGTGGCATCCTCTTCTGCATTAGAAATTACTGGGTTGCCACTAGAGTCAACCATAAACGAACTGCCGTCATTTAGGGTTGTTGAATATGTTCCATCCCCATTATCAGAGTAGCCTGCGTCTAACAAGTCCTGAGACACATCACCACCATCAGCAAAGCGCTGAACATTACCGCCATTTTTCATCATAGTTATTAGTCCGCCATCTTTGGCTTCTTCCATGAAAGGGATTAAATATTGAGTGTCGTCACTTGCAAGGCTATCAAATTCGTCTGTTGGGTCATATACAGAGCCATCAGCATAAGAAATAAAGTTTCCTTCGCTATCGTATATATTTCCCTGTTCGTCCATCATGTATCCAGAGTCTGCAACAGTAGTGCTAGGTGTATCTGTAGGCGTGCCGTCAACCACAGTGGCTCCAGAGGTGTCTATGTACGGTATCCCAGTGTCTGGGTTTGATATTTCATTGTAATCCTTATCAAAATAAACTGGATGATTTGGGTCTCCAAAGTATATATACCCATTTTCACCATTGCTTGAAAGAACTAAGTTCCCGCTTCCGTCGTACATATTCCCGTTGGAGTCTTGGTAGTATCCACCACCCAAGTTGGTTCTATCTGCTGGAAGACTTGGTAGACCACCAGTTATAGGCTTTGCTCCAACACCAGACGAGCCAGAACCAGTTGCACCACCTGTGGGCATGGTTGCAGGCTTGGTGATTCCCAATAGGTCAGTTAGTGTCTTGCCAGTCTTGGCGTTTAATAAGTTACCTGCAATCGCTCCAGCTCCAGCACCGACAAGCGTACTAGTAATTGGTGAACTAGTGCTAGGTGGAGATACAACTGGCTTTTGAACTGTTGATGTGCCAGTTGGCTGAGTAATTGATGTGGGACTACTAGGCGCTACACCGCCTGACGGTACAGTAGGCGTCGCACCAGATGGGATTACGGTAGAGGTAACTGGGGCATGGATTCCAGCAGTCCCTAATGTCCCAATGCTACCAAAGGTAGGGGTTGGATTTGGGTCACCCTTTTTAACTAAAATTGCCATAATTTATCCCCTCAACCTCTTTAGTAGTGCTGTCAATCCAGAAATATTGGAAACTGGTGTCAATGCGCTTATATCAGCATACTGAGCTGGTGCTTTATATTGGTTCGCGGTACTAGGCGCTACTGTTGGTATCAGCGGAGCTGGCGCTGGAGCCTGTTGCCTCATCCTCATGGTAGCTATTTGTGTTGGTGACAACTTGTTTGGCATAGCCCTACGAGGCAATCCACCAGTTGGTCTAACTGCACCCATAGCGGCACCAGTAAGCGCTCCTGTAACGCCCCTTGTCAACATCTTTTCTGCCGCCGCCCCTAGCTTGCTAGGCTCTTCTTTTGGTTGCTCAGCAAGTTGTTCAGTTGGTTGCTCAACCGCAACTTGTGTGGTTGGCATATCAGCGGCATTACGAGCTACTGGTTGAGGTGTCTCATCGGCGGCTCTATTAATTGCACCAATATCTGTAGCTACTGTGGCTGTCTTGTCCCCAAGTCCAGAGACGGCTACTGGCTGACTTGTCATGGTATCAGACACAGCCGCAAGACCACCAGTTGGAGCCTGATTGACACCTCCGGGTGTGGCTACCTCTGTATTAACTAGGTCAGATAAACTTGTGGGAACCGCACTGCCATCTAATTGGGCATTGGTTGTAGGGGTCTCTGTTGTCTGACCGTATTCGTTGATAATGTTCTGTGCATCTACACCAGTTGATAGCGGAAGTGCGTTAGATGTATCGTCTGTAGATACAGTAGGCATATCAACAGGCTCTAGTGGTGTAGCTACTGGAGCATCTGGTGTGTCTGGTGTGGCAAGCGTATCCTGTACTGGCACATCCGTCATTGTCGGAGTGTAAGAGTCGTATTCGTTCTTGGCGAAGTTTACGACATCGCTAACGCCAGCTGTTATTCCACCAGTAATAAGAGCATTACCTGCCACATCAAAGAAATCTCCACCATTAATCTCGGCCTTGGTTCCAGCAACAAGGGCGTTAGTTCCGACATTTGTTATCTGCCTTGCGGTTGCGTCTGTAATGCCATCTGGTAAGATAGACGCCACGTCAGGAGCGTAATTTGTAGCTATCTCGCTTCCAAGATAAGACAGACCTGCACTAAGAGCTATGTCCTCTAGGTTACCGCCCTTTAAGGCAGTGGCTGCTGGCATAATAAATGGGGCAGCTGGCGGATACATTACGGACAAAACCATAGCCGCTGTGCCTATTGGGTCTTCAACAGCCCTTTCAACTTGCCTTACAGCCTCTTGCAATACTGGCTCAACGACCTCTTCAGTTACAAACTCTACGACATCGCCAGCGGCATCAAATACGTCACCAACAGCATCAGTTATTCCACCAAGTAAGCCACCACCGCTACCACTACCAAATCCAACCCATGGCACAACTGCCTGAACTGGCGCTGTTACAACGTCTGCAACGAAACTAGCGACGGCTCCCATTATTTACTCCCCCTCGGTTCGCCAAGTTTTATAGTGGCTGAGTATCCATCGTTTTGGGTGCGCTTGATTGCGTAGCCCATCTTTGTCTCTGGTGGCTTAGACTTGAAGATTATTTTGAATAGGGACAATAGAGTCGGGTCTTGGAATTGTGTATATAGGGTATCAAAGCCAATGTTATAGGCGGCTGTAAGAAATGTACTTACGTTATTAATGTAGTTACGTGCCGTGTCAGCGTTCAGGGGTCTGAATGTACCTATTCTGTCCTTAGCATGATGTATGATAAATATGGTATTGCCTTCTCTGATAGCCGTGGTTCCCTTGGACTTAATCTCATTAATAATAGACGCATATGCGGTACCAACATCTAGTTGTACCCCAGTCTCTTGTATGGCAATCGTAATGATTGCATTGGTGTCAAGTTCTTTTTGCTTACTGTCAACGACCTGTGCCATTACAACTCCCTGAAGATTGCGGCAGAGTAGATGTTACCCATACCAGCTGCCAAACTTAAAATTAACCCATCTGGGCTAGGTGCTTTGTGAGAAAGAAATACCAAATCTATCTCAGTTCTGTTCTCAATAGCTGGCACAAAGCCATTTTTCATGTCGTCCAACAGCAATAAAGTCTCTAATAATCCGCTACTACCCATAGTATGACCTATTTTTTGCTTGTATGACGTAGCAATGAAGTCGGGAATCATGGCAAGTAGTGCCGCAGACTCGGATGCGTTATTAGATGCTGTACCAGTTCCGTGAGCCTTGACTATCTTAATCTCACTAGCCTTTACATCAGCCATGTCTATAGCGCCCTGTATAGCCTTCTTAAAGCCCTCTCCGTCTTCACGTTGACCGATGGCATTGGTTGACTGTTCTGACGCGCTGTATGCCCCTAGAAACTCGGCGTGTGGGGTGGTGCCTAGTATGTTGGTAGCTCTCTCGGATTCAAACACAGCTAAGGCGGCTCCCTGACCTATCCTGAAGCCAAAGTTCTTGCTATCGAAGGCGGACGGCTTAATTCCCTGTTGTTCCTGTTCCTCGGTCAAAACAGCTTTAGCTTCACCAAAGAACTCAAGTATGGCGTTAGATATGCCATCCTCTACGGATAGGACAATAACCCTATCAAATCCATAGAAACGGATTAGGGTCTGCACATCCATCATAACCTTCAGGCTAGAGGCACAGGCAGACGCGTCCGTTACCACTTGGTCTATCTGACCAAATGACTGGGCTGTACGTCCAGCAAATACTTGAGTCAAGCTAAATGGCAAGAACTTGTAGTTGTATGACAACTTGTTGTCTGGGTAGTGGCGTGGATTGATACCAGCAAAGTGAGCATTCCCACCAGCTAGAATGAAGGCAGTCTTGCCTACGTGGTTCTCCCTGAGATACTTGCACAGCTCTGGGTCAATAACCTTTTCAGCTATCTTGTGTGGGACATAGAACAAGCCAGACTTAATCTTGGCGTAAATCTCTGGGAACCAATGCACTCTCTGTGGGTACACGACATCATCAAATAGCTCTGCATTCGTTGTTGACAGTGACCTGTAGTGGGTTAGGTAAATCATTTAATGTAGTCTATTACGTCATCTATTGAGGTAGGTTCTTTAGTCTTGTGTGCCATCAGGAGGTCATATATCTCCTGTAGAGTGGTTGGCACCCATCCCTTGGACACTTCCTCGCTGACGCCATATACGTCAGTGAGGTACATCATCATTACTAGTCCGTCTAAACTGTCTATGCCTATATCCTCAAACGAGTCACTCATCGAGGTAGCTACGGCATTCCTACAATGAGACGGTCTGGATGTCTTAGATACAGCATTAAATAGGTCAATGAAGTTAATCATGCCACCCTACTTATGTTAACTGTTAACACTAAAGCCTCAGCCCACTCATGCCAGTTATCAAATGCAGATGCGTCTGGCATACCTTCGTTGTTAAATATGTCAATAGCCTTGAGACCGTTCGCCCATTTCTTCCAGTCGGTGTCCTTGCTAGGCATCTCTAGTTGCTGTGTGGCAAACTGGTCACACATAATCTCTGCCCAATACTGGAAATCCATATGGCGTGGGTCAACTATTGGGGCGGTATTAATAGCCACGAACGTCTCCAAAGGTTGCGTTAAGCAGCAGCCTACCAACTTGGTAGTTGCCATTAAGTGTATTAGACACAAACTTTAGTCGCATCTCTCTACGCTGTTCCTTCATGTCAATCTTGTGTGTGTCTGGGTCGAATAGGTAAGGGCCTGTAGTCTCATCGTCTGCCTGAGCATAAGGTCTTCCAGTTACGTAGCATTCCATCTCACCAACCTGAACGAAGTCAGGCTCGATTCTTTCTACCCTAATCCATTTGTTCTCACCCATCATAGATGGTTGTGAAGGGCCTCCAGATACCCAACCTAGGTCATTTGTCTCAAAGTAGCTTTCAAGGGCTAACACAATCCCACCCTTAACAGAATTTACTCCAAACTCATGTTGCCATAGAGACACGTAGTCCATGACGTATGTAAGCGTAATCGCAAAGTCGATTCCAACTGGTAGGTCTGGGCAAGTAAGCGTATCTCCTACTGTATAACCTAGACCACGAATAGCTATAACCACTTCTGTAACAACACCACCAACAACGGTAATGTCTGCGTAAGCTCCAGTGCCAGTGCCACCAATTAATTCCGTAAGAGGATAAACTCCATCAGTGTACCCAGAGCCAGCATTGCTTATAGTAAATAGATTGACAGCTCCAGTATCATTGATTTCTGTTCCAGCATTTATGGGATAATGGAATACCTGAGAGAAGTATCCAGCAGAGCGTCTTGCTCCCACAGCAGTTCCAGCGTCATACCAACAGTTCTCACGGATGTTGTAGATTATGCAATCGTCGCATTCTGTTGAGTCTCCACTAGGGAAGAACCACCATATCTCACCAAATCTAGGAACCTTGGTGGCGTAGACCTTCTGTCTTTCATTGTAATTAAGATTGTCGAAGAAGTAATTCTGGTTCATGTTGTTTGGTATTTCTTTTACAACACCGTTGTATAGCATGAACCTATCAACGCCAATCCAGTAATAGATACCATCGTATTCAATTACACACTGGCTAGACAGTATTGAAGACTGGCTAGATATGATGTCATATCTCCAGTAGAAGGTAGATGCGGTTGCCCCAATAGTTACTGTGGTTGGCGTGTACGAAACCCTGACCAGAGAATCAAGAGTCCAAAAAAGACCAGACGGAGCATTTGAGCCGCCCCGCACTGGTAAACCTTGAACAACCTTAGTGGACGCTACGTTAGTTTCGTTAGAGTCTGATGACACCCAATTGCTTGTGTTGCCTGCCGCACAGTTCTTTATTAATCCATTGTTTCCGTATACGAATACATATGGGTGCAACACAACAACACCACCAGATACCGATACTTGGTTATCAAATGTAAATGTAGTTGGTGAAGCCTCGGTGCCAGTAACGGCGGCGGATAGGTTAACGACAGCACCTACCACAGATACAACGGTAGTTCCGTCTGGAATGGATGCGCCAGTGACTAGCTGACCAGCTCCAACTAGTATGCTAGATGCGTCTAATGTTAGGAATGTGTCTGCATTAGAACACCCACCAGTGTCTGTAAACACCCCAATTGGGGACGCTGTCGTGCCAGTTATATCGCCACCAAGGACTGGAGTATTGGTAGAGTTATTAATGTCAGACAGGTTTAATCCGGGGTGAGCCAATAGGGTCTCATTGCCAGTTCCCTGTGCATCAAATAGTGAATCAAACTGCCATAGGTTATTAGCGCTAGGAGTGAATTCAGACAGAGTAAAATCTAATAGCCCAGAGCCAACGCCAGTATTGGTTATAGGTAGAACCTGAAGCCCATCAGCGTACCCATTAAAAACATAGTTGAAATTATTTTGTGGGTTAACGTATATACCTCGTGATGGCCCTGCTAATATTGCAGAAATTTCTCTGAATCCTAAAATCTTACGTGGTCTAGCACGTTGGAATCTTACCCAACGACCAGAATTATAGAAATTCTTGTCAAAGATGGTGCCGTCCCGTTGAATACCGGGCTGTGTATCTAGTGCAAATACCTTGGCGGTCACGTGAATACCCCACCAGAAATACCGTCAATAAATGTACCAGTTCCATCTACAGTAAAACCAGTTGCAGTTAAGGATAGTCTGTTCACACCCAATACAGCAATATCAATCTCACCAGCACCTGACCTCCAGATACCTGTGTTTGTTTCGTTGGAAAAGTTAATGGCTGGCGTTCCTACCGTTCCATCAATTAGATTGAGGGATGTAGCACCAGCCTGAACAGTATTGGCATTAAAGAAGTCAGTGCCATCACAAACAACTGAAGCAGTCTGTCCGGGTGGTATTTCGACTGTATTGCCAAATCCTGTGGTTATTGATAATGTAAAGCCATTATCAGTTGTCTGGTTGGTAACTATGTATAGGTTAACAATCGGTAAATATACTACCGTTACATCACCTATAAGTACACCAACATACTCTTGGATGATGGCTAAATTTTCAGTAGATGTTAGGTAGTAAGTTCCGTCTTCTACGGGTTTAACTAAAACCGTAAAGAAGAATGAGTTACTCTGCCCATATCCTACGGAAACGTATTCTGTGCCAGTGCATATGATAAATGCAGACTCATCTGGATTGAATTGTTTTTCTACCAGACCGTCAATAGTCTCAGCACCAGAGCAGTCAATGGTAAGCGTTCCAGAGCCATTGTTCTTAAATATAAAGAACCAATTGTTCCCAAGAGTATTTGACAATGGTAGGGTTACCGTACCAGAGCCACTTCCCCAAATTTTGGTTTGCGCTCTATCGGTGTCCAGTAAAGTATATCCATCTGACATTGAAGATGTTGGGTGACTCTGATTAAGGGTCGTGGAGATTGCAACCAATCCCAAGCCAGCCAATAGAGAAGCATCGGCAGATGATGTTCCTGTACCGAAGTCAATGATTCCCCAGACGCCTGCTGTAGTAGCATTGCTAGTCAGATACAAGTAAGAAGCCTTGCCAGCTTCTACCGTTGCGATAACTCCGCCATCGAAGTTATTAACATCAAAGTTCATACCGCTTACGTTACGGATTAGGGCGTCTTGACCAACTGATACCTGATTAGCTGTTGGCATGATAAGAACGCCAGTATCGCCAGTGATGTCCATAATCCTAGCAGCTGGGTTCTCTGTACCAGTGGCGTCAGCAGGCCATTGCAGTTGTACGTCTCCGTCTAGCGTATAGTCAGCATAGCTGACGTCCGTAGGTAATATTACATCACCTGTAAATGGGGATACAAAGGATGTCATGTGTCTAGCACCGTAGCTTGTCTGTCACCGATACGCTGAGTATCCTCTTGCTTTAGGATGCCCATAATTTGTGAATACTGAGCTTGCCACATAGGAATCCTGTCATCGTTTCTCAGGAACGGCATAGCTTGTAGCAGAGAGCCGTATAGCAATGCTTGTGGTGCGTATATGGTAAACCAGTTAGTCTGGTTAGTTGAGTCTAGTGGTTGGTTACGTTCGTAATACAGAATCTCAACGTCGTATGCCACATCTGGTGTGGGAGCCAATAACCAATGGGTATAGTCATAGTCTGCATAGTACGCAGGGGTATCAGTAAGAGTCTCGTCAGGCCAATACTCTCTCAGGTATTCATACTTACGTAATAGGACTGGTTGTTTGTTTCCATCTACGCTAACATTCATAGATACGGTCTTATGCCAACGTGCAGGCTTGCTAACTACAGCCTCACCGATAACCATATTGCTCTCTACTACTGTGAGGTTTCCTAGGAACTTAATCTCTGCGGCAATTACTTGTTCCGCAAGCATAATAAACAGAGGGATTTTTTCTATAGTAGCGACGTCATCACGCTCCAGATAGGACTGGACGTTTTCGACTAGTGAATCGTAGGTCATTACCGATGCAACGGTCATTGCTAAGTCCCTTTTTTATTTGTCATTACGCTCAAAATGAGGACAATCTACTAGGGATTTGAAGTTTCCGCCCCAACGATTTTTGGGGTTCAAAGTTTCCCAGTAAGCACCCAACGGAGCGAGGATGCCCTTGTCCCATATTATCTTCCCTTCCTTGAAGAAATTCAAGTCGATAGCACACCTTTTGAGGTGAATGGAGTTCATTGTCTTGGAGCGTCCTGTTTTGACGTAAATAGCTTGTTGCTCAGGTGTGCGAGCTAACTCACCCCCAGTAACCATAAAGCCTTGCTCTGTGGCGTATTGAATGAGTTTACAGGCATCCAGAAGGAATGCGGCTTGTTCTTGACTTAGGCTCATTCTTTATCCTTCTTACGCATCTCCATGACCTTCTCTACGGTGCGACCCCCAAAGTAAGCAGTCATCACAAGCATCCCCCACTGACCTAAGAGAGAAACGTAAGACTCATGGACATCAATACCTCCTGCACTTAAACCCGCAAAAATCAAGTAGGCGGTCAGGATATAGACTAGAGTTAATGGGCGGATATTCTTTGACATCCAAGAGTCGGAAGTCATATCAGCCTCCCAACGCTTGCTGACGTTGTCTTCTTGGTTGGCTTGAGCTGCTAGTAGGGCTTTAAGCTCTTCCTGTTCAATACGAGCCTTCTCAATGCCCAACTCAAGTAGGCGCTCTTCATGTTCAAACTGCAACTGACGGAGCTTGCTGACCTCTTCAGGGCTTGGGTTATCAGAAATCTTCACGCCAAGCGTTTGCTCAACGACTTCTTTACCCTTTGCTTGAAGTGCAGAAGACAAAAGTCCCAGACCATTCTGAGCTAATGTACCTAGTAGTGACGCAACTATTGGAATCATTATTCGCCTTTTGATGTGGTGATGGTGTCCTCTCCTTTGGAGACAGTCACCTTTTCACCTTCTACGGTGACTTTCATTGGTTGCTCTTTTCGGTCAAGTTTGTCCAACTTGTCGATGAGTTGCTTCATCACCTCAAACTCTGGCTTCTCTTGCTTTGAGGTGGCTCCAGCGATGCCATTCAGCATGGAAATCAAAGCCACAAGCGCAGAGCCTAGTAGCCCCATGACTGCGGCTATCTTGCTCTCTTCCAAAAAAAGGGATGACCCAACACCAATCACAACAATGAGGGTGATGTAAAACAATCCCTGTTTGCCGATTGCTTTACCTGCAACTTCTTTTGCGGTGCTATTGGCTTCAATTTTTTTAATATCAATCTCCGCCATTGAGGCGGCTTTCTGATATTCGTTTAACTCCATTATTTTTTCCCCATCTTTTAATGTCCTTCAAGCAATTGCATTCCCAAACAACATAAAGCTAAGTAGTAGGTATTTCAATTTCCATGCCTCCTGTCTTCATTTCCATGCCTCCTGTCTTCTTTGTCTGCTTTGCTATCCAACTTATCAAAAATCTGCTTGCACATACTCTTGATAGAGTCTATATCTCGATGATAATCCTCCTTGGCTAGATACATCCTAGGCAATTCTCTTACATCACTATCTAATCGCTCAACGGCCTTGGTGATGTTATTCAATACCCACCCACCCAAGAATGCGATTAATCCAGCGCCGATATTAAGAACAATCTGGTAGTCCACTATTCAGCCTCTGGCTCTTTAAATTGCTCTTCTGGCAATTGCTCTTTAGCCTCATCCTGAAGGGCTGTTATCAATTGGTACGTCTCTTGATATGGTCTTGTTCCAAGATAAGCCAATATATTATTAAGCAGTTGCGTTGATATGACTAGGTTTTCCATTTGACCTCTTACGAATGAGATTAGTGTAGTTAATAGTGTAAACATTTAAGTTCCTAGGTATCTATACAGTTACTAATTTAGCATCTTCCACGATTTTCTTTTCGGCAATTACTGTAGGGTAGTCTAAACCACCTGCAACAACTTGTGCTTTTAATGCTTCTAAAATCAATCTTGCTTTGTTTTGTTCAACCTTTTCAGAACGCAATAATGAACGCAATTTATTACGATATTGGTATTGTGCAATCATTTGAACATCCGCATCATCCATATCCCAAGGCAAGTCATGTATTTCTGTATTTGCATAATTTGCCAAACTTGTTGGAATATTATCTTGCGGTAATCCTGTAAGCATGACTGTGTAATTATCAACATTGACTTGGTATTGATAAACTTCTTTTTCACGATGATATGAGTTTGTTACTAATGTATCTAAGTGTTCTGTTTGTGTTACTACCATGATTATTTCTCCTATATAATAAAAAATTAAACTACGTTGTTAAATGTTATACCACTACTACCGCGACCAGCTGGAAGTGATGCAGGGTTAGCATATTTAGTGCCAAAGCCAGCACTCCAAGGATAGACAAATATATATGGTGACCCTGCGGATGACCCAGACGCTACCGCAATTGCTGTTCCTGCAGGATTAAATGCTACACCCCGTCCACTTCCAGTAACAAGTGATGCAGGGTTAGCATATTTAGTGCCAAAGCCAGCACTCCAAGGATAGACGTGTATATTGGGTGATGACGCAGACGCTACCGCAATTGCTGTTCCTGCAGGATTAAATGTTACACTCACGCA